TGCTAAAGCCACCAGGTTTGAACAGCATGGCAGAGCAGTTATGTTGTACAATAAACGTGGCTGGCAGCCGTGGTTTTACTGCGGACAAGTAGCCAAAAACACAACTGAATAACAACTGAATAAAGCAAAGAGACCGTGTAACCCCCATTACACGGTCTCTTTTTTTTATTTATAGGTATCTTTTATTGTATCTTCTCTAGATTTATTGTAGTACTTATTCCAAGATTGTAAATAATTTTTAATAAGTTTTTCTTTATCAACATCAGCAAACTTTTCTCTTATCGATTTACCTTCAGGTGTACTATGCCATAAGCCGAAAGGATTACCGTTGCGTGCCATCGAATTGCTCCACTGGGTATAGTAAATCTTTATGTATCATTCTACCGTACTTCATTTGAGTACCCTTATCCCAGCCTTCTTGGGCTGGTATCCATCCTAATATTTCTACTTCAGTAAACTCTTTAGGTATAGGGACAACACCAAAGATAATTAGTCCCTCTTTCTTTATATCTTTTTCTCTAACGGCAGGACCATCTTGAGTTCTGACTCTTCTTACTTCTATATTAGTACCAACATCAGGTAAGTCTTTATACTTTTTATGGTCTGAACTTTTCCAGATACTGGCTGACCAATACTGATTGATGGCTTTAGCAACAGCAAGTTCACCAATCGCAGCAGCGACTAATGCTGTTCTGTTATCTTCCATTTTGTTAGGGTCGTAGTGTGGTGCGTCAGGCTTACCCCAATTGTTTGTGTATCTTCTTATGCCGATAGTGCTGGCGTATTCATACTCCCAAGACTCTAACTTAATTATCATTAACATCCTTTGCTGGTGGGGAATAATCTTTATCTACAAATGGTCTCTTGCCACCCAGTTCATCTATCATGGCTGCTATGGCTCTGTCTACTCTTTTACGAGCAGCGTCTTCACTTATCTGTAGTTCGCTACCAACTTCTTTAAGTGTGGTATTGAGAGAACCAAACCTAAGTCTTAATATGTTTTGATTCTTTTCATTGATGGATTCAAAGGCAGATGATATGTCTGCTCTTACAGCCAGCCACGTGTTACCTTCTGATACATCACTACTACTAGGTTTGTAATTTATATCGTTAACACCAATAGGAATTATATAAGAGTCAGTTAATACATATGGCAAGAACTCTTCTATAACTTGTGGTTCATAGTAGAAATTATCTTGTGGCTCATAGCCTAGAGTTTTAGCCTTTTCTCTAGTGCAATATTTAAGTGCTGCATTGCGTAGAGATTTAGCAATTAACTTGTCTCTGTCTTTAGGCTCATGCTGTTCATACCAATCTCTTAGTTTGTTAGGACGCTGAGCAAACCATAGCCATAACTCCTGAGAGATATCGTCTCTATCTATCATCCTATATCTTTTAGCATATTCAGATGAAATTATGTTTACTAAAACTTCATAATCTTCTAGGTAATGTTGTTTCATATTCTATTGTTAGGTTAGTTTTAGTCTCGCTGACTAGGGACTCCTGACCATTTGCCACGAAGTACCATCAAAGCAATTGCTGAATAGTTTAGCAGGTCTATAAAGGAATCCTCTATACTCTCATTCTTTGGCGTGTCACCAGTGATATAGATGAGGTGCTTGAGGCGTTCCATCTTGTCATGCATACGCACTAGTAGCCCATTTAGTGGTCCACCAGGAGCAGTGGCAATGTTATACGGACCATAATCTATCTGCTTTTTTACTAGCAACTCCCATGCTTCATCATAGATAGCCATCGATACATCTTTAAACTTCTCAATATCAGTCATTGATTTCTCTTTCTAGTTGTTCGGTTAGCATGTTCGCTTGGAACTCTATTAATTTATCTTGAGCAAATTCTTCAGTTGTAGATAGTATTAATGTACCTAGTAAATCTAAATCCCAAAGCACATTGTAATAATCATATTCATCTTCTTGGTTAACTAATCTTATATAAATATCTCTTACTGCTTGGAATAAATTAACACCAGTTCCATTACGCAATTGCATAACAGGTTCATTAATGGCTTCATATTCATCTGCTAATTCAAAGATACTTTTATATTGCGGACTTGATTCTTTCATCTATATACTCGCTTCCTTTTTTCAACACTACGCTATTAACATCCTCGCCCTCTGGCATTTGGATGATTCTTCCGTTTGGTATTGAACGTTGTATTCTTTTACCAAACTCCAGTCCTGCTTCGTCACCATCTGCAAGAATTAAAACTGTGTCAAAGTCTTCTAAGATTCTTGAATAGTGTGGCTTCCATGACGCAGCCCCTGGTGCCCCAACGGCAGGGTGCTGCGTCTTAACTGACATTGTTATTGTGTCCATCTCTCCTTCGCAAATGCAAATATAATTCTTTGCTTTGAAGAATGCTTCAACATTAAACAATGTAGTTTCAACTCCACTCATGCCCATGTACTTAGGTTCAGTTGCATCTAGTGAACGAAATCTAATATCAACTACACCACTTCTTGTTAGATATGGAATAGATAATCTATTTACAAATTGTTCATGACTCGGCAATGGTTCTGCCACGACGCCCAGGCGGAAGAGACTTGCGTCCTCTTGGGACAGTCCTCTCTCTTCCAAATAGAACGACGCTTTGTCCACGCTTCGTGCGTATTGTTGGGCTGCTCGTATTAAAAATTCTTTTTGCGATGTTGACAGCCTCATTGAAACCAACTCCTTCTTTGTATTGAATTAAATCTAGTCCATCACCTTTGACATCACAAGCAAAGCAACAAAAACTTTGCGTGTCATAGTCCACTACAGCCGACTTGTTATTGTCATCGTGAAATGGGCAGAGTACGCTGACTCTACCGTAGTCTTTGCTTGTTTGTTTAAGTCCGTAGTAGTTAAGTACATCTTTAATCTTTAGTTCTTTTTCTGGTACTTTTTTTCTCACCGTATCCTGCTTCTTTTAATAACTCTACGTACAATTCTACAGTCATAGTTGCATACCATTCAGCAACATCTGACTTACCTTTACGCTTGTGAATAACTACACCAGTATCTGCTTTAGCATTTATAATTTCTACTTCTAATTCTTTTATCCACCCAGCCAAATCCATCTTGGCATGGTTCTTAATTTCTATGCAGACACCGTTGACACCAGCCACATCACCTCTGTCGTTGGTGTCCCCAGCAAGCCTACGCTCAGCATAAATCCAGCCTCTGACCTGCAAAAACTTTACAACGTCTCGCTCTGCTTGCGAGCCTTTACGCTTGCTGGGGGTACTCACTTAGTACTTCTTTACCGCTGAACCAATTGACTCAGTAGCAATTTCATATACTGTTCGGCGTTCGCCTTCTTTAGTTTCATACGAACGCTGTCTAAGTTCTCCAGTAATAATAACTGTGTCACCCTTTTTAAGTGATGAGTTAGTTGCACCTTTACCCCACAAACTTCCGTCCAAGTATGTGGTGTTAGCGTCAACCCATTCACCTGCTTCATTTTGTCTGCGTTGATTAGCGGCAACTCTGTAATTTAATACAGTATCTCCATTAATTTCTTTTACAGTTGGGTCATCAGTTAGACGACCATTTATTACAATGTATGGCAGTGCCATGTTTACTCGCTTTCATATGTATCTTCGTCAGTCCCTCCTATATAACAAGGCTCGCACAATAATGTCCAAGACTTGTATACAGTAATGGCTCTATTTTTTTTGCACCAATCACAAGGTACGAATGTGTACCCTGTGTCGGTTTCATTCGCTAGATGCCACATCTTTTAACTGCATACTTGCAGGGTCAAATGATAACATCGTGAATGTTTTGCCTGTTGCGTCTGCTTTGCCGTACCTATTCTTTACTGCTGCAACACACAAGTAAAGACTGTCACCTAGTTCTTCTTGTCCGATGGTTAATATCAATGCAGGAATCTGATTGACTAACCCTTGGATTGCTGAACGCGGTTGACAAGGAGTACCAACAAAGCCTTCTTTGGTGTGATGTAATACAAGAACGCAAGCATTAGTATCTCTTGCAAGATACTTTAATTCTTTCATTGCTTGTCGCATACCACCAAACTCTTCATGCCCATCCATTGCTATGTCCATCAAGTTATCTATAACAATAAGAGTAGGACTTGTTCCCCACATAGTTTCAAAAGCCTGCACCGATTCGTCGATGTCCCCTAAAGTAGGGGAAGATTCAAAACTCCATCTTAAGTAATCAAATTGTTTTAAGATGCCTTCGGCATCTTTCTTGTTTTCTTTTAGCAGTTGTTCTGAACTGGATTGTGTCATACCTGTTGCCATTGACACTACTCTCATACCCATAGTATGTGCGTTAGTGTCAGCAGACATGTACAAGGTGGGGACATTTGCATTAACGGCTATGGCTAATGCAATACTAGACTTACCAGCACCAGGTGTGCCAGCAATAAGATTAAGTTCTGCTCTTCTTAAAACTATTTCATTTTGTTGTAATGATTTGAAGGTAGAGGGGAGCGGTTCTCCCCCCACCTCCTTGCCACTAATGGCTCTGTATAGAGTTCTCATTAACCTTGAGTCTTATCTACATCAGGAACATAGGTTGCATACTCAGGGTCTTTCTTCTTTAGATAAATGCTACTGCACTTATCGGTAGCACCTTTAGGTGCTGCACAAAAGAACGCTTTGTATACGCCAAATTGACCAATGCCTTGGACTGCAGTCATCTTGCCATGTAAGCAATGACGAGTGGGTCTGTCGGCACTTCCAACTATGGTTGCACCTAGTCCATTGACTACGTTATTTACCGCAGCAGCAGTTGCGTTATTAGTTTGTACTGACTGTGCTACTGGTTGAGGTGTTGTTACTGGTGCTTGTTGTTTTCCTAAAAGAGATTCTTCCAACGCTTCTAAGGTTGCCAAGAACTTCTCACTCATTACTGCTGACTCCATGAGGGCAGTAATTTCTTCTACTGTGTCTGCTCTGAACAATGGAATAGTTCCACTGTTTCTTTTCAGACTAATCTGAATCGCTTTTTCCGTCACGATTCTTCCTTTCTGTACCATTCGCAATGCTTAGTATATCCGCAGAACGAACAATGATTGATGTTAGGAACGAAGACTCCTTCTTTCCTTGCATGGTTGAACATCTCTGCCAACCTTGTGAGCCTGTCTCTTGTGTACCAACTAAGGTCCACAAGTTCTGTCGGCTCTCCTTTTCTAGCCATCCAGTATGAGCCATACTTAGGTTTAACCCCAAACATAATCTCAACACCAACTGCATAGAAACCTAACTGTAATGTGGTAGAGGGAGTTCTCGAGCCAGTCTTGAGGTCGAGAACGACCAACTCACCATCAGGTAAAACCATAATTCTATCTAATGCCATCTTAACTAGAGCAGTACCAAAGTGTACTTCCATTACTAATTCAATAGCAGGTCGCTTGTCGGGTGCCTCCCAGATTTCCCAATCTGTTTCATCACGCCACTTCTTGTAGCCCTTGAACATCTCTAAGCCATTGGTATACCACCATGCTTTATCTTCAGGCTTGCGTTTGTTAGCAGTACGAAAGACTTGTGATAGTCCTTCTTCGCCAAGCCTGTTCTTCATATCTACTTGGGTATCTTCCCAAGCCTCAGCCCATATGTCTGGTAGTTCAGGACTTGTCATGGTCCTCTTTCCACTTGTAATTGTCATAGATTTCAGAGGCTTTGTGAACTGCTATGCCACCGAATAGCCACCATGCTGGTACTTCTTTAGTCTGTTTAACTTTGGCTAAGTAGTACATATACCCACAACTTAACCAGTCGTTTAAAGATGAATAACTAATATGCTCGGGGATTTCCTCCCCGTTTATCGTTATCATGAGGCGTAAGTGCGGACGGAGGAAGAAATATATCCGCACTTACAATTATCGTAGTTTACTTCTTTGTTATTGAGAAGCGAATGTTCGCTTTGTTGTGTGTACATAGCCCACAAGTGTAGCAGGCTCCGCCTTGTTTAGATATTAAAGGGATTTGGCGTGTCTGTTCTGGGCATTTTGCACCTGGTAGTCCAGTGATTTCATTAAGTTGTCTCGCTCCGTCAGCAAAACTAGTGTCCAACCAGGCGAGTTTAATTCCGAAATCGTTATAGAGTCGTTTTCCCTCGTCGCTATTATCTCTATCTGCGGAGAAGTACAGACTAAGGTTGTTATGATTTTGTAATAGTTCTGCTGCCTGTGCCACTCTTGTGTACACCCAAAACTGTACATCTTGGTGTCGTCTGATGGCAACACTCCACGCCATCGCATAATCAGGGGAGAAGAAATCTCCGTCCCAATGTATTCTGAAATACTTTTCTGCTCCGTACTTGTCGCAGTCATCCTTGAACTCCTTAATCATCTGGTCTATAAGAAGGAACATCTCACTACCAGATTTATTCTGTAAGAGATTCCAGTTGTGTAGCAATACTTCACGCACACTCTTGTACATTTTTTCTAACTTGCCAGCGTAGCAAACAGATTCGCAAACACTAGTCATACCAGGACATGAGTACTGCTTACCAGCAGGCAAGCCAAA